AAATATTCCAGAGGTTTTGCATCATTAGAAAAATCTGTGTAAAATGTTTCTATAACTTCTACTTCTTCCCCTATTTCAACTTTTGCCTTCTGAATTGCTTTAGCACGTTCCAATAAAATCTGCTCATCGGTTTTCCCTCTCATCGGCTGAGAAATAAATAATTTTTTCATTCTCCATCCCTCCATTCATGTATCAGGCTCTGCCCACTACTGCCTGTCTGTTCCTCGTGTAATCTGACCTTTTCCGCCTCTTTTGTTTCAAAGAATGACTTTGCCAGATATCCCAGTATCGTCCCAATGATAACCTTTGTGATATCACTGGACAAATTTTCGGCAATCTGCTCCCTGCCCAGAAACGCCAGCAAATAGGACAGCTGCAAATCTAACAGCGCAATAAAAAGAATTGCTTTCACAGCCCGTTTCGTAAAGGTTTTCAGTTTCCTTTCCCTTCTTCCCATGCTGCCGTCTCCTCGCAAAAAACTGTTTATTTCCCGTCCCAATCGTGCGCCGTTTGGTTTAAGTGCTTTTCCAGCTTCTCATATGCGTTTGTCACATTCCCGTTTGCGCCAAGCTGTTTCAGCCCGTCCAGCGTCGCTAAAAGCCCATAACACATTACGCACTGTTCCCGTTTGATTGCCTCAATTTCCGCGTCCTGTTCTTTCTGCCGCTCCACCCACTTAAAAACCTTGTACAGCAAGGCCCCCAGAGTACCAAACGCCCCCAGCAATGCGGCAAGCTTCAAAATCGTGTCCGTGTCAACATACATATCTGTCCCTCCCTTCTTTGTCCTTCATTATATTTCGGGGAGAATATCTGCCGCTCTCAATATATCTGGAAAGGCGGCCATATTATCCCCTGCTTCTCATTATAAAAAAGGGGAAGGTGTCCTGCACCCTCCCCCTTTTTGCCAGCCGAAATCCTCAGCCTTGTTCCAGCAGCTTCTCCGCCTTTCCGCCCAGCCTTAAATATTCTTTCCTTGCTTTCTCCGCTTTTTTATAGTCGCCGCTTGCCTTAGCTTCATGGTAAGCCTTTTTCATACGGCTTTTCATAGAAGTTTTTCCGCCGTTTACCTTCTTTTTGCCCTGTGCCTCCAGCGCAGCCCACGCCTCGTTGTAGTCACTTATATCCCCGTAAAGATAAGCGTTTGCCATCATCTCATAATCCATTTCATCCGGCTCCAGTTCTTCTTCCCAGTAATCGCCTTTGATTTCCTCAAAGCCTTCTTCCTCCTCCCCTTTGTAAATTTTGTTGTAAAGCGTTTTTACGCCCTTTTCTGCGTTCCCTCGGAAATATCCCTTTTCATGCAGCCTGTCTATAATATCCGTATATCTGTCAATATCTCCCTCATGGAACGCCTCCGCGCCTTCCTTCGCCAGCGGCTCCTCTTGTACTCTCTTTTTCTCGCCGCTTTCAATCGCATTGTCCAGTTTTTCGTTACTGATACCCTTGCCAACCATATAATTGTAAAGCCTTGTCGCCTCCTCCTTTTTCCCCGCAAGTTTCGCTTCAATCATGCCATCTATTGTCATTTGGAAATCTTTCTTTTCCGCTTTCTCCTCCTCGCTCCAAAAATCAGATGAAATTTCGTCAAAGGTTTCTACCGCTTCCTCGCCGTATTTCTTCTTTGTAATTTCGCGGATTACGCTTTCTATGTTGTCCTCCTTGTAGCCTTTTTCTCCCAGCGCGTCGCGCTGGTTCATGTAATCGCTGAAATCCTCCTTCCAGAACGCGTCAGCCGCAGCCTCCGCCTCTGCTTCCTTCCGCAGCCTGTCCTTCTCCCTGCTGTCCAGCTGGTTTTCCATCGTTTCCGCGCTGATTCCAGCTTTTATCATATCGTTATAAACCTTCGTCGCAAGCTCCTCGTTCCCGTCCAGCTTTGCCTCCAGCATACGCTTCACATAGTCCGCTGTATTTCTCTCCGAACCGATAAAATATTTCAGCTTTTCATTTTCATATTGTATATCAGGCCCTAAAATATGATTGATAAAGCTGTCTTTTATCGCGAATATATCCCGCTTTGCGCTGTTGATTGGAATACCTGTCAGCTTTGAAATACTCCCCGCTGTTTCTAAGAGCATTGCTGAAAACGTATATCTGCTTTCCCCTTTCATAAATTTGTCCCATTCCTGAGCATTTTTCAGAATATCCGCCGCCCAGCTGAAATCTGTACGCTTCACGTCGTAGCCCTGCACAGCAGAAAGCAAATCCCGTAGAAAAGGAATATAATTCATAGGGTTAAAATTGTCATTCAGATTGGAGCCTAAAGCCGCCAGCAGCTTTTCTTTCGGTGTTTCTGCATCTTTGTAATCCCCCACCACAGCGCGCCGCCATTTTTCAAAGAAATCATCGTCCTCATCGTCCCGCACAGCGTCCACAAACCCCGCCAATATCGCAACACCAATCCCGTTTGCCGTAAGCGTCAGAAATGTACGCATCATTCGCTTTCCGTTTTCCGGTGTCCTCTCGGCGTAAAAATTCACAAGTGAATTGCGGAACATGTTATAAGTTTTCGTTGGCTCGCTCATAAAAGACGTTGCCATCTGGTTAAACATGCTCTTGCTCCTCATTAACTGGCTCCTGTGCAGTATGCTGTCCACTACCTGTGTTTCGTCTATAATCTCAGTGAACCTCTCGCCAACGGCCCTGTAAAACCTGTCACTGTCCGGCGCAAGCTCCGGCTGTTTTTTCTTCGTTTCCAGTTCCACAGCCTTCCATATCCGGCCCCATGTAACTTTATCCGCTTTTCCCGCGCCCCACATGGTAAACTCCATAAATTTCTGGAAATAGCTCTGTCCAGCCATCATTTCCTCTATGCTCCGTCCAATGTTCATTTCATAATTGCCCCAATCCTTCCATCGGGCGATAGGCGCATATTGATATATCCGTTGAAAATCATTCTTTCCCGCTCCAAACGCCGCAAACAGGTATTTCGGAGAAATCACGTCCGCAGCCCGCAAGTAAGATACAGGCTGTTGAATGATTACCCGCGCATTGGCCCCAACGCTCGCAATCTTCATATTCCGCAAAAACATCTTCGGCAATGCCGCCGTATCGTCCCCGTTCGCCGCTCCGTTTATCCTGTCCATAAGATTTGAAATATAGTTAATCCCCTTCGGCCCCATTACCCGCGTAATGCTTTTTCTCATGCTCTGTATCTGCTGCACGCCTTCCCCGCTTGGCAGTATTTTATAATTCAAAAGTTTGTTTAAGTCGCTCAGAACAGGCACAAATGCGTTATAGCTTGTCATTTGGTCGATATGCTTCGCGTATACGCTGAAAATATCTTTCAAAATAAGAGGGTTTTTTGCTTCCCGTATAATATGCCTTGTAATCCCCATACGCGCCAGCGTCCGCTTTTTCTTGTCTGCGCCATATTCCGCGTTGATAAAGTCCTTGTCGCCCTCTATCGGGAAATAGTGCCGTTCCGTAAATTTCCGATACCCGTATAAGAGCATACTTGTTTCGTTTCCCCATCTGGCAACATCGCTGGAAAGATATTCCTGTATCGCCTCCGCAGCCTCCTTTTGCTCGGCAGTCAGTGTTTCCGTAATACGGGCAATCTCCGCCGCACTTGTCTGCACCGCCTCGTATTGCCGCGCAGCATCCTTGCCGCGCCGTTTCGCCGCCTTCTGCGCCGCTTCCCATGCCTTCCGCCGTTCGGCTTTTTTCTCTGGCGTTTCTTCCTGCTCCAGCGTTTCCTGCCATTCTTCCCTCATGATTTTTCGCCCGTATTTGTCCTGTTCAATGGTAAAACCGCCTGTATCTAAGTGGTTCTTCCCCTGTCTGCGCCGTGTCAGGCAGTAAAGGCTCATAATCTGCGGAATTGTCAGGTAAATTCGCACTTCCTTCCCGTCTGCGGTTTGTACGGTAAATTCCTTTGCCCCCGCCTTCCTCCATCTCCGTATGGTTTTTTCGTCCGCAATCTCGGCCATTTTCGCACGCGCTTCCTCCACATGGTTTATTTTCTGGTTGAAACCCTCTCGGAAGCCTTTATATATCGTGTTATAAATCCCTGTCCCCATGCTTTTGAAAAAACTGGGCGCGTCCATCATGTCAAGATTAAAAAAGTCCGAAATCTGCCGTATGGTTCCCGCCTGCCTTGCGGCCTTGCGCTTCTCCGTTTCCTGTATGTAGCTTTCCGCAATGCTGGAAATGCTTGCGTTCCTTCCCATGCTGATAAAACGGTTCGCGTCCATAATCGCCCGCTTCATGCTGTTTGTAATATCCCGTAAATCCCGCATTTCTGCCGCTGTCAGGTCTGCAAGCCTTACCTGATTTTTTCCAGTTTGGGGGAACATATCAATTAAATATTGCAGCATTTCCTCTATCTGCTCATCGTATTCAATGTAAAAATCAGCGTTCCCGTCCTCATCTGGCTTTAATTTTTTTATAGCCTCCTGCGCCCGTCTGAAATCTTCCTGTTTCAAGGTAATCTCATCGTCCGAAGTGTCCAGCTTCAGAAGAAATTCCTTTACCCCTGCAAGCATGTTTTCCGGCAAATGATAAGTGTCAGTTGGCGTATCAATCCATTTTAGTAAAGCCTTCACATTCTTCTCTACGCCCCGCCGCATCTTCCGGTATTCTTCCCGTTCCCTCTGCGCCGCCTGCCGCTCCTTCAGCCGTTCATAGCGTTCGTCCTGCCGCTCCATAGCCCGTCTATGGCTTTCCGCCTGCCGCTCCAGCTGTGCGTCCTTCTTCCTTCTCAGCTCCTCCAGCTTTTTCCCTTCGTGTATGAGTGCCGCAAGATGTTCCTCTTTCAGTTTTTCTTTCATCTCGGCTTTTGCCGCCGCTTTGTCCTCCCGCCGCGCCTCTCGGTAAGCCGCCGCCCAAAGTGCCTCCCATTCCTTCAATTCGCTTATTTTTTCGTCCCTCTCGCGTACGTTCTCTTTTTCCTCCGCCAGTTCCCGCCTGAGCTTGGCAATTTCCTTCGCCGTTTTCCGTCCTTCGCCCATTAACCGCGCAAGCTCGGTCTTTTTCGCCTCCTCAAGTTTTTTCTCATACCTTTCCTTTATCTCCTCCCGTAAATAATGCCGTGCGGCTTTCGCCTTTGCCCGCTCCTTTTCCAGCTTTTTCTCGTATCTGTCCGCAAAAGTCGGCTTCTGCATCTGTATGTCAAAATACATATCCCATAATTCATAAGATGCCTCTAAAGCCGCCTCATCCATATCCATAGCATAGGGATTTTCATATACTGGGTCCAGACTGTCAGCCACAGCGATTATATCCATAATCATATCTACTTCCGAACCCGTGAAATCCTCTTGGAATAGCTCAGGGTATCTCTCGGCAAGCTCCGCGTAGAGCGTATCTGCGGCAATGCCACCCTGTCTGCTCAGGCCAATCTTTCCAAAATTCCGCATCCGGGTTTCATTATATCCGCCGTAATAGTCAAATTCCTTAACCATATCTTCCGTAACCTTGATTTTCGTCTTTCTCAAGTCGTTCTTCAAATCTCGGTATTCCTCGCTTGCCTCTTTGTTCAGTACCCTGCTTTCGCTGATTACCTCATAGGCAAGTTTCTGTAATGCGCTCATTACCTTTTTTGCGTCCACCCTGTCCCCGCTCTGCGCAATATAGTCACAAAGCCCTGTAAAACGCTCGGTAAATTCGTCAAGGCTGAAACCGCTGTCATACCGTTTCAGGAAATTTCGTCCGGCTTTTCTTGCGCTTTCAGGGTCGTGCAGCGCGTCCCTTGTAATCGTAAACTGCCGTTTCAGTGCGGCGTTTGCCTCCGCAAGCCGTTCGTTCTCCGCTAAAATGCGCTGATATTCTTCTTCACGGATAGAAAATTTTGCGTCCTGTACGCTGTTAATGGCTTTCAGCCTGCTTTCACTGTTTCCCGCTTCATATTCCGTTACAGAAAGGCCGTTTTCTTCCAACCGTTTACGCAGTTTTCCATCCGTTCCGGCAGGCAGTACTACCGTCAAAATTTCATCTAATCCGATAGCCCGCTTGGGCTTCGCTTCAAAATATTCCGTAGGCATTTCCGCCGCTGCCTTCAATGTTGAAAGAATGTCTTTTGCGGTTTTTTCGCTGATTTGATACGCATTTTTTGAAAATGCCTTCCTGATTGCAGAAGTAGTTTTCCGCCCCCTCGCCGCTTCTACAATCACGCTTCCTATGATGTCAGATTCATTAAAACTGTTATCGGAATGCGGCTTATTCTCCGCTTTCACCTCCGAAATGATTTCCTCAATTTTTTTATCTATTCCATCTTTTATCGCTTCATATTCCGCCGAATCCACCCTTGATAAACGCCCTTTGTCTGTTTTTATTTCCGCAATGCTACTGTATTTTCTCGTTGCTACGCCTTGCAGGCCACTTGCAGTCAGGCCCCAAATTCCTTCCCCCTGCTCCTCCTGCGTTTCGCTCATCGCCTTTACCAAATTTTCCAGCGTATAGGCATAATGCAGCTGTTGAAAACTTCTCCTGTTTCCAGAGGAGGTAAAAGGGTCTTTCCCATTGTAGACCCCTGCTTTTCCCAGCAGCCCCTCCAGCTGTGAACGCACCCAATTTTCAACATCTTTTTGAGAGGCTTTTTCCCGCATCGCGTCAGCCGTCGCATAATAATCTATCTTTTCAGAGTTAGTATCGCCTTCTTCCTGATAATGCAGCGCGTTTCTTGCAAATTCCGCCGCCCGTTCCGGCTTCAGCCGTTCCAGCCTTTTTTCTATTTTCTCTGGGGTATTCATAAAATTTGAACGTTCCAGCAATCCCTTCCTGATTGCGCCCTTTACCTCAAAAAGCTCTGCATCGTCCAAATCCTCCCATGCGTCCAGCGTTTCCTTCAACTGTTCAAGCCTCTCTGTCCCCATGCTGTCTATAAAATACTGCAAAGAATTATTTCCAAATGAATCAAAATTCTTTTTTTCCCATATGGGCGTTATATTTTCACCCTTTTCAGCCAAATATGCCGCCTGTACCGCATTATTCTGTGCCGCCTTTCTGCTGATATCCTCAAGGCTCATATTCGTTGAATCGTCAATCCCTAAAGAGGATAAAACGCTTCCTCTTTGAAAAACTCCTTCCGCAACGCTTTTAGACAATTCCTCAATACGGTCCTCAAACTGCCGCTTTGTCTTATTATCGACCTGATAATCAACGCGTGGAACTGTCGGTGTCCATGCATCACCACCATATACGACGTTTCTTTTATCAGCCTCCGGAGCAATGCTGTCCTTTCCAAATATAACAGAAATTTCTCCGTATTTCTCGTGGCCCATGTTGTCTTTTACGATTGCGATTGAAGGCATGGGAAATCCCCCAATCTGCAAAGCAGATTCTAAATCCTCCGCTTTCAGATTATGGACAGCAATTAAATCCTTTGTTTCTTCAACCTGTTCTCTCATGGAAAATTTTACATCTTTCCCCAATTTTGTTTCCCTTCGCCCATGCCTGAATTTTTCCGCAACATCTCTCGGCAGAATATCAGAATATATCCCGTTGACTTTCTCCAGCAATTCCTCTATACTGATAGTAGAGCCTGATTTGAGGAGGGCGTTTCTGCCTGCATCCATGGCCGTGTTTACGGCAGGCTCTATTTTTTTTGCGTTTGCAGCGTAAAGCGTTCCAACGCGTTCCATCTCTATGTTTCCGTTTGCATATTCGTTGATTACGAAATATGCAGGGTACCCGCTTCCTTTTTCATCTTCTCCGTAGCCCATTAAGATATATGCGCTTTCCACACCCTCTCTGGGCTCAAGTTCATTTATCTTGACCGCGTTTTCCAGCATTTCCCCCAGTCCGGAAAGCATAATGCCTGTTTCCTGCCATTTTCTTTGCAGAGAATGTTCTATCCCCTTTTTCGCAACCAGAATATCTTTCCTCGTATCCATATTACGGATAAATAATGCTGTATCTGTGTTTTTCGGGTGCTTCCTCCGCCTAGCGCTTTCCCTCGCAATCGCCAGAATATCCCGCTTCGTTTTTCCCTCCATTGCATGGCTGTCAAGCCTTGTCTTTTTCATGTCCGGTTTCGCGGTCAGGCTTTCATAGTTGATTTCTTTATTTTCCCGCAGCGAAAATTTCTCCCCTGTTGTTTCTACGAAAATTGTCTTTTCGTTTCCAATATCAGGGAATTTTTCTCTCCGCTCCTCCTCCGTTAAGTTTCTTCTTGCCTCCGTATCCCTCGCCTCAATCTCTCCCGCGGCGTTCCTGTAAGAATGATACGCATTTTCAGCCCCATAAGTTTTAGACATTTCTGTCAGAGAAGTTCCCCTGCTAAAGCCTTCAAAATTCTGTATCGCATGCTGTATTTCATGCAGGACAGACATTTTAGCAGGCTCCAACGTATATTCTGACTGCATCCCTTTGTCCAAAACAATTTCATTTCCCTCTGGATTGTAGTATGCTCTCCTTCCGTCTTGCATTTCTTCGTATCTAAAAGTCGCGTGCTGAAGATGGGGATAATTCTCAAATAATGCCTTATGCTGTATGTAGAATCCAAGCAGCTTTTTTTCCCTTCCTAATTCTGCCCCGTATATTTCGTCCAGCATTGGAAAGTCTTTATTTTCAAAATCCGCCTCTTTCCACATTTTTTTGTATCTCTGGTAATCTTCATTGTTTGCAAAATTCGCGTCCCCCTCTGGAAAAAAGCGAAATCCGCTGTCGTCAATTTCAAATCGCCATTCCCCATCCGCTCCTCGAAACCAGCCTGTATCATGGAAAATTTCTTCCTTGCTCCGGCCTGCTGCTTCCATCTTTTCAGCTTTTTCCTTTGCTGTAATATTCGCGTTCCGCGCCCTTCTCCCCGCAAAACTGAAAGCAACCTCCTCTACCTCTGCCGTTTCCCCCTCCGGCAGATATGAGTGGTTTTCATTGGCTTCGCTTTCGGAAATCCGTGCCTCTGCTTTTCCTTCCTGCATCTCCCCGCTCCGCTTCATTTCCTCTGCAAAAATCCTTTGTAGTTTCCGCGTGTTCTCAGCATTTTTATGTATATCGTCCGCAAATTCTGAAAATCTCTGGTCGTCCAAAAGTCCCTCCAGTGTTTCCAGCAATTTGTCAATAAACTCTTTCAGCTTTTCCAAAATTCCCGGCTCGCTTTGCTCCATCTCCCGAAGCAATCCCCGCAGCCCTTCTTCGTCTGCCGCAATCCTCTGGAACGCATCCGCTGTCATTTCCTCCATAACTTCCCCGATTGTGTCAACATGCCCCTCATATCTCCTCTTGTACTGCGAAATATAGTCCTCCGTCGTCTTGCCCTCTAAAGCCGCCGCCATACGGAAAACCGCTTCCTGTGCCCGCGCGTATCCCTCGGAGTTCGTTTCCCTGATATAATGGAGCGATTCATGAGCCAGCGTCCCCGTAAAACTCTCAGCGTCCAGCGCAATCACTATCTGCCCCCTGCCCCTTCTGTATAATCCGTTTGCATTATTTTCCAAATGGTCTACAAGGATAACTTCCGCTCCGCTTGTTTCTGCAATCAGCTTTGCAAATGCTTTCTGCGCCTCCGTCGCCGCCTCTGTTTCCAGAAAAACGCCCTTTGTCTGGCCCAGCTTCCCCGTCCCTTTCAATCTCGCGGAAATGTCCGCCGCTCTGTCCCTGCTTCCCGCCATATATGCCGCCGTCAGCAGCCCTCTGTCTGCGGCCGAAGTTTCCGCCGTTTGGCGTATCTCGCTTTCTGCAATTCCCGCCAGCCCTGCCGCGTAATAGGTTTGAAATGCCGGCAAAAAAGAAACATTTCCCCGCCGCTGTTCTTCTTCTGCCAAAAGCCGTTGTCCTTCCTCATAAAACCATCTCTCGCCGTATTCTGCTGAGGCCGTCGCTCTGTCTGCGTTCGTTCCTCTCCCCTGCTGATTTGTTCCGCTTTCCGGTATGTTTGTACCGTTTTCCTGTTGATTTGCTCCGCTTTCTGGCAGGTTCGTACCGTTTTCGCCCTCTTGCGTGTTATTTTCAGCCGCATTTAATAAGTTCTCCCCATCTTCCACACTGTTTTCCACATTTTCCTCAGTGTTTCCGTCCAGCATATTTCGTCCTGCAGCTCTGCTCAGTCCTGCAACGCCTCCGGCAATCACGCCGCCGCTTGCCGCGCCCACAGCTCCGGCATAACCAATTTGTTTCAACCCTGCTGTAATTGCTTCCCGCGCCGCTTCGCCCTCCGTCATTCCTGCCGCCTTTGCTTCGCTGTATATCCGGTGCATCTGGCTTCTGTCCCCCATGATAAAAACATCGGAAACAAGGTTTGTCGCCTCTGTCAGCGATTCTTCCGCGCCTTCCGCCGCCATATTGGGCAAAATCGCCTTAATTGCCCGCCGCATTGCCGCTCCATTTGCGGCAATACCGCCCAAACGAAACAGTCTTTCAAATCCCAGTCTTTCCGTAATGATTTCCGCCGCCGCGCCAATCGTACCGTATGTTATGGCCTCTCCCGTTGTCGCGCCTCGTTCCGCCGCGTCCTTTATATTGCCGCTGAATGCGGTTGCTCCGTAAAGCGCGCTTGTTGCGTTGCCTAAAGCCTTCCCCGAAAGCCCCATACCTCCCAGTGTTGCCGCCTGCGTCCCGAAGTCGAATACGCCCATTGCCGCTTCCTTTGCAAATCTTTTCGCCCCCGTACTTTCACCGATAAATCCCGCGTGCTGCCCCTCCTGTATCTGCTGACCTATCAAATAAGGGCTGTTTGGGTCAATCGCCTCTCCCTTTGCGTTCTGCATCTGCCCGTAGATTACGCCCATAGGGTTTGTCAGCCCTGCCATATACCGCGCATAAAGCCCTCCTGTCGTGCTTTCCTCTGCCAGTGCTTTTGCTTCCTCTGTTCTCTTTGCAGCGGCTCTGGCGTTTATATCAGGCTCAATAGCTTTCAGATAGTCTTTCGCTTCCTTTGCCTTTCCTGCATTTTTATAATAGCTGTATGCCCGTGCCTGTTCCTCCGTCATTTCGTCAAAGCGCGTATTCATCTCTGCGGCAGAGATTGTCGGGTTTGCTGTCCCGCCCGCCTTGGGCTTCCCAAAAATAAGGTTTTTTATCTCCTGCACGCTCGTTTTCGGCTTATAATAACTTGGTATCTCCCCCTCCATTTTCTGTGCCGCCGCATTGCTTTCCTTCAACATTTCCGCATAGGTTTTTTTCTTTTCCGTTGGGTCTGGAATCGCTGTCAATGTTGCCCTTCTTTTCCGGCGTTCCTCCTCCTCAATCTGGACCGCCGCCTTTTTATATGCCGAAAAAGCCGCCTGCACTGGGCTTATCCCAATAAACGACTTTGTTTCGCTTCCGTTTGATTTCTTCTGTTCCTCCCGCTCTGGGAATTGTTTTTTGATTTCTTCGATTGACCGCATTTCTCAAGCCCCCTTTATCTTCCGATGTTCTTCCGAAATCTGTTATAATCTGCCTCTGTTATGGTTCCATTTTGAAGTAATCTGTTTATCATCGCGTCAAATTGCCCCGAATCACCAAACTGCGCATATGCGGCCGCCACAGCTAAATATCCCTTATTGCTCTTTCCGCCGTTCCCATTGTCTCCGCCGCCTTCCTCATCATTGTCAATTTTAACACCGACTGAACTTTTCCCGCTTCCACCCGTTCCTGTCCTGCCGCCCATCTTCGCCAGCTGTGCCGCCGTCTGCGCCTTCTCCATCTGCTGCATATACTCCAAATACCCTGTGTCATATCCCAATTCTTTCAGCCCTCTGAAATCACCAATAGCAAGCGCGTTTTCAATGTCCGCCTGTTTCTGCTGCCGCTCCGTCTGGCTCTGGTTCAGCCTGAAATCCCTGTCACTTTCAAAAATACCCCGCTCAAAGCTGTTTTCATGGTTATTCTGACCGATTGCGTCCTGCATCGCGTTGTATGCAAAGCCCCTGTCTGTGTTGTATTGTCCCAGCGCGTCCAAATATTGACCGTAAAGCCTGTTTTCCTCCGTCTGCATTGCCCCCAGCCTGTTATACATGTCTGCCAGTTCGTCCGCATATTTCCCGTAGGCAATCTGTTCCAGCTGTGGTACTCTGTCATTCAGCTGTGCAAGGTAATTGTCATATCCCTGTTCTGCGGCAATCGCCCCGTATGTGCTGCCGTATCCGCCCGTAAGCGCGGCAGTCTGCGCCGCCGTATCCTTCATGGCTCTCTGCCCTTCCCGTATGTATTGGTCGCGGTATTGCTGGTACAGCGGGTCCTTGTTCATATCATAGGAGAAAGCCTCTCTGTTCCCCAAGTCGGAAAGCAGCCCCGCAATCTCTTTTTCATACTGCGGTGTCCATGTCGGGGCTTTCCCTTGGAAAGCACTGTTATACTTGTTGAATAACGCTTCAACATTTTCGTTCTGCGCCGCGCGTTCCGGTTTTTTGTAAGTTGGGCTGTATACGCCTTGAAGCCCGTCGTCCCCTCCGTGGTAATTTCCATAATATTGCCGGATTGTATTTGCCCTGTTGTTCGCCTCCTGTTTCGCTTCCTCCGTTGTGGCGTTCTTCCGGTCTACTTTTGCCTGTATAATTTCTTCCAAAGCTCCGAAATTATCGCGCCCCATGTCCAAATCCGCTTGCGAAAACCTCAGATATGGGTTTTCTTTCAAATAATCTTCCAATTTTTTTGCCATATCACGTCGCCTCCTTTCCCTTGATTGTATCTATTTTTCTGTTCCTTCGCCCCCACCCATACAGGCAATCCCACGCCTCAGTTTTTCGGCTATATTTCAGCAAAGAAAAAACCCTTGCTTTTATTCGCAAGGGCTGTAAAATTAAGAATAAGGATTGTCGCTTGTGGAAAGGCGGCAAGTCCCGTTTTATTGGCTCTGGCCGCCTAACTCAAGTTAGACGACCGCGTTTTATATCACTTCTAACGCAAGCATATTACGATAATTTCTATAATTAGTATCCCATTTTCCCCCGCAGCTCCTCCAATTCCCGTTCCAATGCCGCAACCCGATTCATAAGTTTTTGTATCATGTATGTATTTAGTGCAATAAATTCCCCATACCGTAAGCTATAACGGTAATCTGTCACCGCGCTTTCCGTGTCCGGCTCCCCGTTTTCCTTCTCCCGCTCGTATACAGGGCTTTTAATAAATCCCGCAAACTCCCCGCTGTCAAGCCCTGTTTCCTCCATAGCCTCCTCTATGTCCTGCGCAATAAATCCCGTATGGAATCGTCCGCTTTTCCCGTTATCCATTCTGTAACGTACTGGCTTCAGCCGATAAAACAGCTCCTCATATACCGTTAAATCATATTGAATACTGTTTTTCTTACGCCTGTCCGATGTGTTTATTGCTCCCGTATCAGCAAAAACCGTATCCCAGTGATAACTGCTTGTCCCTAAGCTCGCCGCCCCGTCCCGCAGACAATAAAAATTCGTTGCCGCCCGAAATTCGTAGTCCCCCGCCAGCGTCACACCCCTGCTCGTGCAGTAAACCGCGTATTCGTCGTCATATGTCATTCGTATCCCGCTGTTTGTCGCAATGAAATAGTTGTAGTCGCTCGGTGAAGCCATCTTGATACCGCTGGTGTTCGCGTTCCCGTCGTCCCCTGTATCGTAGCCGATGTGTCCGCCCACAATACTACTTACATCTGTCCGGTATACGTCCATATATCCGCCAAGGTGGATAAACTCCGCCGAAATCTCCCCTGTTGTAATGTTGTCCCCGTTTATCTCAGTCCTGCCGCTTCGGGAAAGGTCGTTGAATGTTACAACCCCGTAAATGTCAATTTCATCGGAAATCAGCTCTGCCATTCTGCTTGTCAGCGTAAAGCGGCTGGCACTCGTTCCGCTTGCTACAATCCAATCTATTTTATCCGCCTGCTGTTCTATAACAGAAATGTCCCCCTGCAAATTCCGCACGCTTGTCTGAATACTGCTTGCCGTCTGTTCAATGGCGGAAATGTCCCCCTCCGCATTAGATACTCTGGTTGCAATCCTCGCCGCCGTCTGCTCTACCTGTGAAATCTGCCCCGCCTGATTTTGAACAGTTGTGCGTATCCCGTTGACAGTCTGCACCATCATCGAAAAATTTCCCTCCATATCTGTTATCAGCGCGGAAATCCTCCCGTCCTCTACCTGCAAACTTGTTATCATTTTGTCAGTTTTGATATAATTTTCAAATGCCGCCGCCGAAAAATTTTCGCTCGGTTCGATGTTCTGAAACATATACCGCAGCTTTTCGTCCAGCAATGCAAGATAATTTAATATCTGCCGACGTTCCTTTGCGTCGTCCAGCTTTTCCCCGTTTATCTCCGGCAGAAGGTTAGAATTGTAATTCGCCATTTTTAACGCCGCCTCCTTTTCCATTCCTGAATCTACAAATTTCTTTTTGAGGGTTTGGGGGCTTTGCCCCCAATTCATTCCGCAGACGGAATTTATTTCCGTCGAGGAAAACAGGACGTTTCAAGCGTCATTGACGCGCCGGAACGTATCTGTTTCCACCTCTGCCTCCCAAGCCGCAGGCTTGAAGCTGTTTTTGCAGCTGAGACTGCGGCTTAAGTATTAACGCCGCCTTTCATTGCTCCCCATTGTCAGCCAAAAAATCATATCATAAATCACACATTCCCCGTATCCCGCAAATTTCAGCCTGAAATGGTCGCATCTTCGCGGAATAATTGGTATGTTGCGTATGTTTTTCCCAGTTTCCCCTACGCTGGTAAGCCGTTCCCATGCGCCCCTGCTGTCATAGTCAATCCAAACTTCCAGCGCGGCCCCTCCTGAAACTTCGCATCTCAGGCCGATTCTGGAAATAAATTTGCTCTCCGCCGTCTGGTATGTAAAATCCGTTGTTTCCGCGTGCCACTCTACGATTTCCCCGTCCTTCTTTATGGCAGGCTCCGCCTGTTGCCCCAGCGGCGAAGCCGCTAGGTATGATACCGTTTTTATGGTGTTCCCTTCCAGATAGTAGAGGTTCCCGCCAAAAGCTGTAAAATACCGCGCCTTCGTCCCGTCCTCTCTGTGCCAAAGCCCCTTTGTCGCATCATATACAAATAAATGGCTCCTGCCTTTCGCATCTTTCAAGGATATATAGTATTTGTTTCCAATCACACCCGCAGAGGCTTCCCCCGTTGCGTAGTATCCTTCCCCGAGTGCTTCCCCAATGTCATACGGCATACTGCCTTGAAAACTCATAACCCCTGCCGGGGATTTGTAATAAAGTACTTCATTCAATATTTTCAGACTTTCCGCGCTTCCCTTCTCAACGCCCCGCAGCTGTCCTTCTATAATCTGGAAATTCGCGGGCTTGTTCCCGTATACCTTGTGTACGCTCCTTTCCTTAAAAAACATGACATACCCTAAGTATGTAACTGCCCCCGTAAAATCCCCGTCGTTGGCAATCGTCGCCGCGTAGCTGTCGCTTGCCAGCCCTTCAAAGCAATAGAAATTGAACGGACTGCCCAGCTTGGAGGCGTAAATTTCATGATTTTGTGAGGAACATCCCCATAACCTGTTTTCTGCAACCGTATAATAATCCATGTCCGGAAGTTTCCTTCGTATCGTGACAGCCGCGCTCTGGCTCCCGTCCTTGTCGATTGCCGCTATAATCTTAATCCAGCCCGTTCCAATGTCCTGTATGACGCGCATCCCGTTTATTTTGTCCTCTGTAAAGCCGCTGATTTCTACCCCGTCCCCCTTTTCAAATCCGGCCTCAATGCCTGCCGCTTCAATCTTTACATATACCTGCCCTTCTGCGTCAAGCTCTGTGTCTGTCAGCCAGCTTTGCATATATCTTACCGTCCCCGATGAAATGTATTTGTTTTCCATGCTCCCAAATGTATCAGTGGCCGTGTTGTAATATACCTTGTCCGGAAATATCAGCACATAAGCCCCCACAGAAACAAACTGCTTTTCACTGTCTTCTACATCGCCTATCTTTTTTTCGCCGTAAAATACTTCTGTTCCGTCCACCCAAAGCAGTTTATCCCGCGCGTAAAGCCCATTCGCTTTCGTAAGCGTCCGCACTGTTCCCCTTGCCCCTCTTGGGGCTAACAGAGGGAATCTGTCCCCCGTCATATTCTCCATGTCGTGAAATTCGTCTTTGCCCGCCCTGTCCGTCCTGTTGTATCCCTTAAATCTTATCAGCATATCTCCGGCAGGCTGGCTCCCGCTTAACCTTGGCAGTTTCATGCTCTGCACCTCCTTCCCCCGCGCCCTTCTTAAAGGCGCGGGCATATATATTCCTTTGTTCAAGACCTTTCCGGTATCATTCCAAAAAGGTTTGTCTGCTTCGGTCTGTGCTTTTCCCTGTAATACGCAGCATAATCGTCCCACGCTGTATTACTTAAAACCATCGTGTCGTTGTATCTTCCTGCATCCCCGTTATAAAAATCTATCATCGCCGCCAGATAATAAATGTATATATCGGTATAAGGAACGGGAACGGCAAGCTCCCGTTCCTCATCCCCTTCCCGAAAAGGCAGAAATTCCTCTGCGCCTTTCTCTGCCTTCTCCAAAATCTCCCTGTAAACCTTCCCTTCGATTGTGTTCAGAAAATGCAGCTTTTCCCGTTCTGTAAACGCATTCGGCCGTATCTGGTCTACAAGGTTAAATAATTCCTTCACCGTCATTTTCCCCGCCGCCTTCCTTTTCTTCCTCAATCTGGCGGATTTCTTCCGCCGCCTCTGCGCCAGAGTAAATCTGCCCTGTAATCGTCTGGTATTCCTCTGCCGTTAGCTTTCCCGCCTCTGTCCTGCTCCGAATATCCGCCTCACTGATTTCTCCCTTTTCAAAAAGCCGCCTCATACTGGCAATTTTAATTTTTTCTCCCATCTCAAATCGCTCCTTCTTCCATTAGTTCCTTTGTATATGCGTCTATGGCTTCCTCTGCCGCCTTTCCCTCCAGCCGTTCCAGCCTTTCCAGTATCGCGCCGCCCTGCTTTTCCAGCCCCTCTATGCGTTTCCCTTGTGAAGAAATAGAAAAGCTGATAGCCATATCTGCCGTCTGCCGCTCCTGCCTGAGCGTGTCCAGTGCAGCAGAAAGCCGCTCCTGTCGCTCCGCCGCTTGTCCCTGCTCCTGCTTTATACGCTCCATTTCCTCATGAAAATTTTCTGCAAATCCTTTCATGTTCTTTTTCCCCCTTATTTCTATTTGATTTTAACAATCTTTGCGCCGTTCCAGTGTCCTGTTGCATTTCCTCCCCATGTAGAGGATTTAATTTCTACACTGTTCGCAAATCTGTTAATTTTTTTAGTGTAGACATTGAAATTATAGTAGGTATCTTCCGTCGTTGTTGTTGGCGCATCCATATAGTTGCCTATTACATTTGATGCTTTTCCTGCCCCGCCGCCATTGCTCCATTTTTGGCTGATAGCAATAACAAAGCATTTTCCGTTATACAAATATGGATTTGTCGTGGGCGTAACAATGGTTGCCACTTTCTCAAGTGCTGCACATGCAACAGAGGATTGCTCAATCTTTTTTCTTGCAGTTGCAGAGGCGGCAATAGCTGTCATTGCGGTGCCGCTCGCGGCAATAGCTGTCATTGCGGTGCCGCTCGCGGCAATAGCCGTCCTTGTGGGGGC